AACTCGATGATCATGAACCAGATCATGAACCCATGCTAGGTTGAAAGGAGTTGACCCGGTGAGATTCCGGCTCTTGCGCCCGATGTGTGCGCCGTCCCTGTCCCCGAGTGATCGGACAATCAATGTTAGAGAATCTGCTATTCGCCGCATCCATGATCATCCCCAACGAGCAACCAGTAAGCGCCCAGGCTCGTATCGTTGCGACTGCGGCCCGCATCCCGACCGCGTGGGAACCCTTCAGGGATTGCGTCGTGAATCGTGAGTCGCACGGTAACCCGCGAGCACAGAACCCAGTCAGCTCGGCCCAGGGGAAGTATCAGTTCCTCGATAACTCGTGGCGTCGCGGTGCCGCCTGGAATGTCTATAACCGGCTGAGGGATGCCGGTATGCCACGAGCACAGGCGAGGCAGATCCTCGCGAAGCTGCACGTCACACCGATCAAGCGTTGGCGTGAGGAGTACCAGGACGCAGCGTTCGCGTTCGTGATCCTCATTCCGCGAGGCTGGCGTCACTGGGCCGGCGGACACGGCTGCAACAATCTCGTGCCCTAGAATGTAAAGCGATTACCACTACCGGGAGGAACACAATGAAATACAAGATTTACTACCTGACACGGCTCGTCCAGACGAGCAACGATCGCGAGTCGGCCCTCGAATATGTGGCAGCGGATTGCGCTGCGACTGGTAAGGATCGCGACGACTTCGAGATCCTCGATGGGTCCGATCTGGTCGCGTCGTGAACATCTACCAGGCCGCGAGTCAGTACCGCGCTTCGATGCACGTCGCGGACGCGTCCCGCGAGAACCTCATCAACACGATGCGGATCTGTAACCAGAACGGGATGAGCATCGTCGAACTCGCGAAGATATCGGGGTTCAGCCGGCCGACGGTCATGAAGTACGTCCAAACGGCCACCACAGCGCCCGTAGAGGGCTGAACCGCTAATCTGGCACATTGATACGCCCCGCAGACTCCGAACCTCTGCGGGGCGTATTGCTGTCTCGGTACGATCACGGGATGACCCTGCGGGACGTAACCCTGACGATCATGTGCGGCCCGCCCGGTGCCGGCAAGTCGTACTGGATCGCGAGGAACCGCACCACCGAGGAACTGCTGTCGACGGAGATGGTTCGTAGGATGTCGGCGATCGGCCGCCGGTCCAGCCCGAACCAGCTCGCGGGGATCAAGCTCCTCGCCCCCGACCTGCTCCGTCGAGGCCAGTCCGTGATCGTTGATGCGTGCTCGACGAAGGTTCAGGACCGCCGCGACTGGCTCAGCATCGCGAGGTTCGCGTCAGCGCACACAAGGATCGTCATCGTCGACACCGACCTGGAGACTTGCCTCGCCCGGCAGGCCGAGCGGGGATCGGCTGGAGTGCCCGAGCCGATCATCCGTCAGCACGCCGACAGGATGCCGCACGCGATGACCGTCATCCCGCTCGAAGGCTGGGAGGACGTCGTCACGATCAGTCGAGTCGAAGGCTCCCGAACGGGGTCCACGCTGACCAGCCCAAATACTTGACGCCCCAGCGTGGGAAGTCACGGGAGCAGGCGTCGATCATGCCCTTGCGGACGTAATCATTCGAGAGGCAGCTCGACGACGTGCGCTTCCCGATCGCGATCGCGACATGCCCGAACTGGCCGATGTCGTAGTACAGGAGTGCGCCCCTCGGTGCATCGGCCGGGTGCGCCGACGGATGCTTCTGCGCTGCTGGGATCTTGCCCCAGGCGATGATGGCGGACCCGGCCCACGCTGGGACTCCATACGCTTGCCGGCAATGGGACTGGCATAGGCCAGTCCAGTCTTGGGTCGGGTCTTTCACCTGATTACGTGACCAGGTGATGACCTCGTTGACGTTCCTAGACAGATATTTCTTCGCCATGCTCGCCATCCTCCTCGATGTCGACGAAGTCGCCGCCGTCTTCCGGCTCGACCGGGACCTGCTCCTCGAACATGACGCTCATGGCTTCTCCTTCAGTAGTTGTGCCGTGCCTTTGTCGCCGATACCGGTTGCGACTATCGCTGTGAGGAGCGACATGATGCCAGCGCCGGCCGCGACGGACAGCATCTGCGCCCAGTCGAGTCCGACGATCCCGAGGGCATCGGTCCCCATGAGGGCGAGCAACGCCTGCGCCATTGTGCGGACGCACCGTTCGCCGGCGTCTTCCCAGAACTTCCTAGTGCGCATTCCTGCTCCCCACCCAGCCCCAATACCGCAACATCGTGAAGGTTAACAGGAACGGGAACGCTGTCACACTGTCACGCCACGGCAACCGCCGCATCGGCTGCACGAGATCCATACGCACCGGATGCAGTATCGACCGGAGCCGCCTACGTCGACCCCAGCCAGCCGCGACACCAGCCCGGAACACTTCACCATCGGAGATCCCGTACATGGTGCAGCGTGCCCGCAGCTCGCTCCACGTGACCCGCCCGGACTCCATGACGAACGCGTGCGAGATCACGAACCGCGCCCCGAGCTGCTGCCGCCACCGTTCGCACAATTCGGAATCGTCCGAGAACCTACGGCCCTCGTCGAACGGGTTCGCCCGAAGGAGATCCCCGTCGAACAGCGACGGCGTCCCGATGACGTCGACGGGTCCGGGCTGGAACCGTGCATACCGCCACGCATTCAGCCCGTTCGCGATGAACCCGCGTCCGGCGATGATCGTGACCGCGCCGACGCCCTGGCAGTTGTCGAGTGCGTCCCGCATGACGTCGAGCTGGAGCGGTGGCAGATAGTTGTCGGCACCCATGTTGAGGATGAGTCGGCCGTGGCTCGCTGCGATCCCGAGGTTCCGTGCGGCCCCCAACCCGACCCCTCCGTCGGTGAGGACTGTCGCCCCGTGATGCAGTGCGATGGTGATGGAGCCGTCGGTTGATCCGGCATCGACGACGATGATCTCCGTGACACCGGAATGGGTCAGGCTCGTAAGGCACGCGTGCAGGGATGATGCCGAGTTCAGGGTGCAGACGACCGCAGTGACGTCCATCGTCAGGCCTTGTTCAGGTGGTCCCGTACATGCTCATCGAGTCGGGCGTGAACTTTGCCGACGGAGTTGATGATGCGTTCGGCCCGCTCATCTTCATGCTGCCGCATCTCTCGTATGTCTTGGCGCATCTCCTGCGCATCTTTCTCTAAGCGATTTACGGCATCCCTGAGCGATGATCCGCCGTTCGGGGTGAACTGCTTCGACATGGAGATCTGAGCCTTGATAATCCACGACAGACCCGCGAGCAAGGCGACAGCGAGGCCGACGAACGCCAGCGGATCAGTTGTCATCTGTCAGCCCGTGACCAGTGCCGAGTACATCGCCGAGATCATCGCATCAGTGAAGCCGAGACTCTTCGCGTGTGCGATTGCTGCGGCTGCGTTCGCCGCCTGCTCCTCAGCCGTTGGAGGCATCACCGCTACATGCGCAGTGATCGCTGCGGATAGTTGCGCTTCTGTCAGTGGCGATCCTTCGCACGCGACGACTTCGCCCTCGGCAGCGCACAGGCCATGGCCGCCGGTCTCGGCGTCCAGTTGCGCGAGGTTGATTGCCTTTGTGGTGCTGACGCGCACCCGGTTGTCTTCCACTATGACCCCAAATCTATAACGCAAATAAAGCGATTGGTAAACGTTGCGGTGCCGCCACCTGTCCGGTATTTCATCGTGAAGGTGTTTGACCCAGCGGTGAGAGTGTCGACGAGAATGGCGATTGACGCCTTAATGCTGACGCTTGCCGATGATCCTCCGAGGGTCAATCTGTTTGCATCATTTGCCGCGAGGGTCGTTGCGCCACTTATGGCGAAACTGGCACTTACTCCGCTGCCAGTTGAGTTCAATAGTTCTGTGCTGATGATGACAAGGGCCTTGGTACCGGTAGTCAGCGTTACGGCTGGGCCAGCGGTCGCCAAGTCTGTGTAGGTGCCTGAGGTAGTTGTCTGGCCCGTGGCTACGGTCGCGGTTGCCGATGCGGGTGCCGATGCACTCGGCAAGAAATACCAAGTGTTCGTCGCAGTCTTGATCAGTGTCCCGCCAGCGTTCTGCGCCAGTGTCACAGTAGAACCGTTCAACGTGACACCGACACCAGCCGTAATGGTGACGACACCGGCCCCAAGATTCAGGAGCTGGATCACGGTGCCGGTCGCGTATGCGACAGAGGAGAATGGCGGCACGGTGGCCGTGATTGGGCTTGCGTTCGAGAAACTAACCGCGCCCCCGGCGTCCGCGAGAACCAACGTGTCGGACGTTCCGGTGACCGCCCGGAACGTCAGCGCGTTGAACGCTGTATTCAGGTTCGCAGCCGTGAGGACCGCTCCTGCTACAAAAGCAACCATGCCTCTCCTTCCCTAGAATCCTAGAATATCGTCATCAAGGACCCCGAACACAGCATCATCGAGGATGAATGCTGCGAGCGCCTGCGACAACGTGAACGTGACGTCATGCCGATCCGGCCGCGCCTGGTGACTGATCTTGTCAATCGAGACGATCTGCGAGATTGCGGAGCCAATGTATGACGGGGTGAACCCGACCGTGACAACGTCGCCCAGTTCGAGGTCGAGGACGCTCGACTTCTGCCCCGCCGTAATCCCGTCAAGGGAGATCGTGAGCGTGTCGACCCGGTACTGGGGCTGGGAGTACAGCCCGACAAGCCACGACGACAGTGCGGACGCCTCCACCGAACTGGACAGGATCGTTGCGATCGTCTGGTCGATGACCCCGTAGGCGGCTTGGGATGCTGTGTCCTCGGCGAGTGCCGTCCCCGCGACAGTCCCGCCAGCGGTAAACGTCACGCTGACCGTGTTCTTCATCTCCTCCGTGCCCCACACGACCGAGATGTCGCGGTACGGAATGCCGGTCGGCCCGAAGGTGACGCCCGTCGTGAACGCTTGCAGCTCGGAACGGTCACGGAACGTGAGTGCCCCTTGCCGGCCGATGAACAACGCACCGAACTCGCTCGTCTCCACGAGCTGGAGATACGACAGGACGTTTGTGGTCGCTGACACGACATCCGCATCGAGGGTCGACTGACCGGGTCCGATGTCCCGCTTCACGGTCGACCAGCCCGCAGCATCGAGGACCGCCGTCACCCGAGGCCCAGACAACTGCGCGACCTGAGTCCCCGCCGTCATCGTCTGCTGAGCCAAGATAGTGAACCCGTCGGAGGCTGACACTTCGGCGACCGCGTCGAACCCGCCCGCAGGGTAGGCATAGTTCCAGTCTTCGACGAACCCGCTGAATATCTCCTCACCGTCCTCGTCGATGACGATCTGCTTACGCGGGAGGATCTGCCCGAAGTACGGACCCGGCGCGTAAGTCGGGTCAAAGATGCGCGTCCGGTTGTCGAGTTCGATGTTGGCTTGCCCGGCCGTGAACTTCTCCAGTGTGCGTGACCGGCCACGATCAACCTGCACGCTCCGCAGGTACTGGGTGACGTCGATCAATGCATCCCCGCCGAGGACGTACTGGGTGTTGTCGAGGACGCCCTTATCCGTGTCGTCCAACGTGAAGAAGTTGACGCCCGTCGTGTACGACAGGTCGAAGGCGATCTGGGCGCGGATCGTCATGCGGCCCTAAACACCGGCCCGTTAGCCTGCTCAAACTTCTTCACATACTCCACGATCTGCTGCCCGATCGCACGCGGATCACCCACACCCGCCTGCACCGTGATCTGGTACGTGTTCCCGCCCATCGCGTTATTCGGCACGACGTTGCCGTTACTGCCAGGCACGAACAACTCCGGCCCCTTCTCACCCACGATGATCGGTTTGCCACCCAACACCGGACCGCCGTTCGCGAACCCGGGAAAGAATCCACCCACAGGAGCCCCGATACCGCCCGCAAGGAAATCAGCAAGATTCGACGCCTCCACCGGACTCATCGTCCGAGTAACACCAGGAGACACCCCACCCTGACCCGCTGACGTCGTCACCACGTTGATGTACGACGTCCGGTTCATTGCAGCCGCGAGATCATCCATCATCGACAGGAGCGCCTTCCGGCCCTTCCCCTTCGACCCGATCACCTCAAGGAGCGCCTCGATCATCGACACCGCCATCTGGATACCGGCGGTCGCGAACTGCTTCGCCGCATCCAGCCCCACCGCATCCGCGATCGACTTCACCGACCCGACCGCCTCATTCGTCCGTCGGATGTTCTCCTGCATGTTCCCATCAAGGAACGCGTCAGCGACCTTCATCCCATTCTCAAGGTTCATTGCGGAGATCTCCTTGAACGATGTCTCGTTCAGTCCGGCCGCCAGGAGCTGCCGCATCTTCGCCCCGAACTCGCTGACCCTCTCCGCCTGCTTCACAAACGTGTCAACGATTGACGCGCCGCCCTCAGCGGCTTGCGTCTGCGCCGTCTGGTAGATCGCCTGGAGTTCAGCGACCTTCTTCCTCTCCGCGTCCGTCTGCTCCGTCGACAGGGTCGCCTGATAGTCGACGAGATCCTTCAACGCAGTCTTCACAGCGTCGTTCCGGGTCTGGAACAGGGTCGCCGCATCGTCAATGGACACGAGTTTCATGACCGAATCGGACACGCTGGACGCGTAGTCGTTGAACGATTTCACGCCGTCATCGGTTGCCTTCTGCGCGGCCTTGATCGCCTCCGCATACTTGTACACCTTGACGGTCGCGCTCGCCGCCGATCCTCCGACACTGTCCGCGGCTCCATCCGTCGCCTTGGAGTAGTCATTCATGATTTTCTTGCCCTGAGTGAGCACCTGTCCGTACACAAGATGCGATTTAGTCGACACATCAATTGCGTTGCCGGCAGCGATCGCCGCCGTAACCGAACCGGACGTCGCAGACTTCAAACCCATCTCCGCCGCGAACGCATTCGTGTACGCCTCAGTCCGAGCATCCATCGACACCGCGAGTGCAGCATTCGCGTCAGCGAGTGTCTTCTGCGCCCCCTCGATGTCGTGATCTTTCGTCACTTGCTTGAAGGCTATGAACGCCGCGACAACAAGAAGCACCTGATCCCGCAGCACAGCGAAATCGTCAAGCAAGCCCTTAATGAACTCGACGAACTTCGGAGTACCGGCCGCGATGTTCCCGAGCTGCGTCCCGATGTCTTGTATCGCCGGCGTAAGGTCGTTTAACGTTTGAGTGAGTGCATCACCAGCATCTGTCCCGTCACTGAACCCTGACGTGACACCCTCCATGAACGCTTTCCCAAAAGACTCCTGGAGTTCCCCAAATGCCACGGATACGCGGTCGATCTGGCCTTGATAGGTTCCAGCTTTGACCGCTGCCTGACCACCGAAGGTGTCCGCGAGCTTCTGCGTGATCAGGTCCATGTCGCCGGTCTTCAGTGTCGCTTTATCAAGGCCAGCCCCGAGCCTCGACAGCGCGCCCGTCGAACCGTCAAACCCCTTGGAAATACTTTGGACTACCGATTCGAGCGATCTGCCCGTGCCGGCGGCCACGTCCTGGGCGAGTTTCAGAGTGTCGGTGGCTAGCGCGACATTGTTCGTGCTGCGCAGCAACCGATCCATCGCCGGGCGGAGGAGGTCGTCGGCTGTACCGGTCATACGAGCCAAACTGTCTATCGTGGTCTCGACCGCTGCGGTAGCGCCCTCCATCCCGAGGTTTTCCATCGTCTTCGCAAGCCGGGCCGCTGCCGCCTCATCATCGAGGAATGCCTTCACCCCGTCGACGCCGAACGTGATCGCCATCCGTGCGCCCGCAGCTGCCGCAGCAATAGCCGCAGCACCGACAGCCGCACCCATCCCGACCGCGAAACCCGACATCTTCGTGAACGCCGACCCTACGGCCCCAGACTGGTTCTTCAATAGGTCGAGATCATGCTGCGCCCGCTTGATGTCACGGTCCCGGTAATCGCCCTGGATAACAATGTCGATAGCCATCAGCGTCGACCCCCCAAGATTCTGTCCGCTGCACGTTCCGCGTCACGGATCACTGCCGCGACCTTCTCCTTCGCCCGAGCGACGACCGGCTTATTCTTCGCTGCCTCATTCAACCCGCGTGCATACTTCTCACCGAAACGATTGTTCATGTTGTCGTAGAACGACCGGCCCCGGTAATTCTCCGACCGTCGTTTCTGGTTCGATCCGGTGAGCGCGAAGATCGCACCGGGAGCCGACATCGTCGCGACCGCGACCTCGAACTTCCCGCCCGTCGACGCCTTCCTCGGCTGCTTCGTGTTGACCTTGATCCCGGTGCGGACCTTCGTCGTGTTGTAGGCCAGATTCCTCGTAGTCGCGATGCCGGTCTTGCGGCTCACGTTCGTGGCCGTCCACTTTCCCCAGCCCGACAGCGGAGACGACGTCGGGGTCTTCCTCCGCACCTCGTCCCGCAGCACCTCGCCCGCGAGTTTCAGCCCCTTGTCGATCCCCTTGAACACGTCCTTGTCGAATGCTTTGAGGACTGCGACAGCACGCTGCTCACCCGTGACCTTCACCTTCATCACTTGGATCGCCTCCGTCCGTCGCCGTGCTGGGTATGACGCCACCGCAGGTAACGCAACATCGTGATCTGCATCCGATCCGACTCCGCCAAGATTACTGAAGGAGGAAGTCCGAACTCGTAGGCAAGGTGGACGAGGGTGAAATGGGTGCTTCCTTCTCCAAAGGGCGGATCTCCATTTGCCCCTCCGCTTCGTCATCGTCGCCGACACCTGCCACGGTGGGGAGCCACTCCTCGAACGTGCGAGTGACCTTCCCCGTCCGCGTCAACGCCGCCCACGCCAGAAACCAGACATACTCAAGCCGCTTACCGACCTGATCCATGCCCAGGTCGTACGTCCGCTCGAACGTTATCGAGTCCGCGCCGGTACACAGCGCACGCTCGACCGTGCCGTCCACGTACTCCACCTTGAGAGGGATTCGCTTGATCATCGCAGGTGATCCCTCCGGTTAGACGGTGCCGCGAGTGACGGTCCCGGATGTCGGCCACGACACGGACAGCGTCGCCAAATCGCCCACGCTTGACGCGAACGGCGTGTACTGGTTGACGAGGCAAAGAGCCGTATAGGAGGGGTTGGTCGCCGACACGGTGCCCGACGTCGGAGTGATGACAACAGTCGCCAGCGAGTTGTTCTGGATCAGCGGGAACAGGACCGCATCGACGGAGGCCGCACCGAAGTCCTGCATGAAGTCGAGCTGGAGCGTGCCATCCTTCAACCCGCCAATACGCGTGCGAAAAGTACCACCGAAAGCAGTGGTCTCGACGTCATCGGATGAGATCTCAAGGTTGACCTGAGCGAGGGACTGCGAGAAGTCAGTCCCGTTGATCGTGATCTTGTAGTCGTTGCTGACGAACTTCGACATTTCCTTACTCCCTTATGCGTAGACGATGACCGTGAAATCCGCAGTGAGATAGATCGTATCCCCAATCGACGTCGATCCGTAGGCTGACAGCTCGGTGACGTGGAGCGTCTGGCACGCCCCGCCGAGTGTCTTATCCGACTCGATCGCTGTCTTGATCGACCCGGCCCCGGTCGGTGCGCAGTAGCCGTCCATGACGGCTTGACCATTGCGGGCATCCTGACGGCCCGCTATCAACGTGATGGTGAACGCGTACTCGTCGAGGCCGCGCCGGAACGTCCGGTCGAACGTGATCGACGTGGGGAAGATGATCGCCTGCGGTGGGGTCGGATTGTCGGGTTGTATCGCGTTCGCCCGCAGGCCAGTGATCGTCGCGAGGTTCGTCGCCAGCCCAGCCCGCAACGCCCCTACCGTCACG